CGATGGGTTTTGGCTTGTTTCAGTCACCGGAAAAGCTAACAGTGCGGGCGGAAATAATCACAATACCGCACGTCTTATGCTGTTGGATAACTTGGGCGCTGCAACATACATCGGCGACGGCGTAAGCGGCGTAATTGTGAAAGACTTCAAGTTCGAACGCGGCGCGGAAAGAACACCTGTTAATGACGGCTTTAAGTTGCTGACACTCGAAACCCGGTTGCCTTCGTTGCCGGTGCCTTACGCGATCTGGACAGTTGACGGAACAGACATTCAAGGCGAGTTGGTGATGATCACCGGCATCACCGAACGTAAGCCGAACGTGTTTGAAATACAGGCGATCAAGCAAGACCCGACGAAATACGCCAGGGTTGAACGCAATATGATTGTCACGCATCCGCCTTATACGCAAATTCCGTCTGGCAAGATCACGCCACCAACCGAACTCGACATTACGGAATATTTTATCGATGGTGTCGAGCCGGGTTTGCTCATTTCATGGCGACCGTCCGAAGATGGGCGCACACTTGGCTATGAATACCAGTTTGCGTTCGGTGACGATGATTTGTCCGACCCCACACCACTTGACGGCGTGTCAGTCGAGTTGCAAGGCGTTGACGAAGGGCCGTTTACATTCCAAATTCGCGCTGTCTCAAACATACACCCTAAATCGGATTGGGTCATGATCAAAACATCGGTTGTCGGGCCTAACACCAAACCCGCCGACGTGACCGGGTTGCGTGTCAACAGCGATGGAAAGATTGCCACGTTGCGATGGGAGAAAGCAACCGACGCAATCACCGAAAGCTATCAGATACGGTTCAGTCCGCTCATGACGGGCGCGACATGGGAAGGCGCAGCTATTGTCGGAAACAACATTGCGAAACGTTCTGACAGTTGGGCGACCGTCTCGCGCAAAGGAACATTTTTGATCAAGGCGGTTACGAAAAGCGGAATTGTCAGCGCTAACGCTGCGAAGGTTGTTTGCCGCACTGACGTTGTGGCGAGCGCCAGGGTTGGACAGGTAATTGAGAATACAAATTGGTATGGGTTGAACGCCAAGCAGATGATAGGGCCGCTCACGAGTGACCCGCGTTGGACATTCGTTGGTCGTGCACCGGGCGCAGTGACTTTTCAAGAGGACACGTCAACAGGTGAGCATAAAGCAACCACTATCTTAACGGTTGACGAAGATTACACAGAAATTCAATACCAGTTTTGGCAAACCAACACCGGGCGCAATTTCCGTGTCGTGTTTGATGACGGTTTAGGGAATGTTGTTAATGTCATTATCAACGGCTCGACAGGTGCGATCACTACGCAAACTTGTGTTGGGTTTACCGATTTCACCGTGTCAAATAATCTTAACGGCGGAAGCCGCGAACTCTTGGTTAACTTCCGAACAGGAACCGTAACACAAACAATAACAGTCACTCAATACATTCTTAATGGTGCGGCGCAGTCTTATGAAGGTTTCGTAGTCACTGGTAACTATATTCGCCGACTAAACAAGAGCATGGTTAAAACCGGCGGAAACCTGGAAATAGCGACAGTTTCGGGACAACGTTTGACGACTGCGTATTATGTGTTTTCGAGTAGCGCGATAGTCACAACAGATGACATACCGTCGCTTGATATGGGTGCCAGTGTAACGCCGGTTAAATTTCGTGCCAAGCTGGAATACACGGTTGCGGCGGATAGCGGCGTTGTTGGTGATCTTGGTGCCGTTGGTGACGCTGCGGCGTTGGGCGGAAATTCTGACGGCGTAGTGATTGTGCCGCAGGTCCGTATATGCAATTCACCATCATCAGTTAATATCTATGACGAATGGCAAGACTTGACGGATGCACTTTACAACGGAATACTTTTTCAGTTCCGTTTTTTGGTGTACACTGCTAACCCGAGGATAACCCCGAACGTCACAAGCGCTGTAATTGATTGGGAAGTGCCGGTTTATGTTGAAAGTGATACGGGTATTGTCAGCGGTGCAGGATGGAAGGCAATCACGTTCGCTGAACCTTTCCTTGACAACCCGTCAATTCAGGTCACACCATACAGCCAAGCCGAAATCGAATTCCAAAACCGCACGACTACAGGTTTTGAAGTTCGGTTTAAAAACCTCACAACAGGTACGGTAATTTCCCGCACTTTCGATTGGCTAGCAACAGGATACGGGCCGATAACATGAGCCAAGCAGACATAGGAACACTAGACCCAACGCCTGTAACGGGCACGTCAGGCGGCACACTGATCACGCTCTTGAACGCGTGGCGAACTGCGCTACATACAAACCATAGCGGCGCTAGCCGTCCGGCTTACGCCGTCGCAAACATGATATGGGTCAAAACCGTATCTGGAACGGCTCACGAAATTTATTATTTTGACGGTACGGATGATATATTGCTTGCGATTATCAATCCGTCAACGAACAAATTTTACATGCCGACAATTGGTGACATATACAGCAACCCGAACAACGCTGTGCTTGCACCTGCTAGCACCCCGCCCGATGGTATGTCATGGGACGCGACAAATGATTATTTGGTGTTGTCGAGGTCGGCGGGTGCGGCGCTGCATGTTGTTCGTCACGGGTCCGATGGTATAATTCAGCAATTTTACCGTAATAACTCCACGGTCGGCGGTATCAGCGTAACCACTACAGCAACGGTTTATTCCACGTCATCAGATTACCGGCTGAAAGAGGATGTTGAACCGATCTTGACATTTACCGCGCCCGACGTGAGCGGGCCGCTTGGTAAGATCATGCGCATTCGTCCGGTCAAATATCGGTTCAAAGCGGACGAAAGCCGAACACTTTGTTACGGTTTCATCGCTCATGAATTGCAGGAAGAAATCCCGCATGCTGTAACCGGCTTCAAAGATCAGGTTGAAGAACAGCACGTTCAAGTTGGAATGACGGTTGACACCGAGACAGGCAGCGAAGTTCCGATTATGGAAACTCGTGAAGTTCCGGTAATTCAAGGCGTTGACCATTCGCAAATCATGTCGCTTGCGGTTTCATCGCTGCAACAGCTAACGTTGCGGGTGCTGGAACTTGAAGCAAAACTTTCTCAACTCACAACCTTGGAGCAATCGGAATGAATATTACATCCGAACAGATTTACCGCGCCGTCCCGAATGCTGATCCAGAATTAGTTCAACAGATTGTTGACAGTTGGCAGATTGCCATTAAGAACGGCGTGGTTGACCGCAAGCAGACGTCTTTCTTTCTTGGGCACGCGGCGACCGAAACGCAAGGTTTCACGCGCCTGGAAGAAAATCTTTATTATACGACGCCTGAACGGCTCGTTAAGGTTTGGCCAACCCGCTTCAAGTCGGTGGCTGCGGCAAAGCCCTATATCCGCAACCCGAAAGCGCTTGCAAACCTCGTTTATGGCTCGCGCATGGGTAACGAGAAAGACGGTGTTAATGATGATGACGGATGGGAGAAACGCGGTTCCGGCCTGTTTCAAACGACAGGTGAAGCGAATTTCGAGGTAGTGCAGAAAGTCACCGGGTTGCCGGTGGTCGAGCAACCGGAATTGTTGCGGACTATGCCGCACGCTCTCGAAGCCGCTGCGATCTATTGGCGCGTGAACAAGCTTGGCGATCTGTTGTCGCAACCAGATGCCATTGCAGCGACCACACGCCGAATTCAGGGCGGCACGGGCGGCTTGGCGGAACGGACGATTTATATAAATCGCTTCCTGTCCATTTTTGCCGATGCGCCGAACTACGCGACTGTTTACAAGCGAGGGGCACGCGGCGACGTTGTCAAGGCGTTTCAAGCCACACTGAGCAAGCTTGGCTTTTATGGTGGCGAGTTGGACGGCATGTTCGGTCCTGGTATGGAAAACGCCGTCCGCGAGTTTCAGGACCACTTTAACATTCACCCGGTTGACGGCGTTATTGGTCCGATGACGCGAGCCGAAATTGAGGAAAAAGCATGAAAGAGATTTCAGTTGCACTAGTGCAGGTGTTTGCGCCGCTACTTTTGGCGGTTGCAAGTGCTGGTATTGGTTTTGTCGCTCGCAAGGTGTCCGTTTTCGTTGGACTGAAAAACGAAAAGATGCTTCGTGACGCGCTGCACCAGTCCGCCGAAAACGCCGTTCTGTATGCTGTCAACCGCAACGTAGTCAACAGCGGTGAGTTGATGCGAAACGCGTTTGATTACGTGAAAACGAAAAACCCCGAGACTTTGAAGCGTCTCGGGGTTTCCGATAGTGCCTTGAGTGACATCATCCGCACTAAGTTGCCGAAACCGTAACCGGTTTGTCAGGTCGAATTACAACATCATGCATTATCGCAAAATCGCGCCCATCATGCATCTTGCGAAATTCGAGGTCTTCACATAGTTCGGCCCATTCTTCCGGTGTAAGCCGGATCAAACCGCGACGGTTGAAACCCGCCATATTCAGCGCCAATTGAATATGGCGGGTTGTCGTTAGAAGTCTCGCAAACATTCTCGGGTTTCTCCTATTGCATCGTTTCCGGGTTAGTGGTGGTAATTAGACGCGGTGGCGATTTGGTCAACCAATCTTTATAGCGTTCGTTTGGTGACTTGGTAGATGGGACAATCATTGAATTCATGCCACCAGCAAACCCGCTTTTGACAAGCGCAGTAATTGCCACGGTGATCTTGTTAAGATCGGGGTTCCGGTCAAGCAAGATATTTCGCGCAAGTGTCGCGATCTGATCTTTTGGCGACATGGCCTTGATTGTGTTTGCCAGTTCGGACTTGAACGCGGCTTCCTCTTTCGCTCTATCTGTCATATCAACAGCTTCCTTGCTTCGTTGATGTAGAAATCATAGTTAACGTTGTTCCAGTCGAATTCAGCAACAGCGTTACAGGACGCGACAACAAAACCCGTGACATGTCCTGTAACCCGTTCGGCTTCATATGTCGAGCGGTTTTTGGTGTGTATCTCGGGGTTATGTACATTACCCCATGCATTATACCAAGTTGTCCATATTTCGTCACTGACACCCGGCGCAGCCTTGAACAGTCCGACACGGCCAGGATATTTCGGCGGCATGACTTTGCGCATGGGCTGACCGTTGCGGGCAACATAATAACGGGTGACGCGTTGTTGCGGTTTATCGCCAATATATAGGACGTGCCCGCGTTGGGCTTTCTCGCGCAACATGAAATCAAACGGCACTCGCCAGGACTTTATGAAATCCTCAATCGTCGCTTTTCCAGTCATTTGAGCGACAGCAGCTTTAGCGGATACATCGGCGTTGAAACTCTTATACCACGCCGTAGGTGACGCGTTTTGAATGTCGTCAGGGAATTTGTCCGGTGTCCAATACGCGCCCTTTGTTTTGAGTTTAAGCGTGCCCGCTGTCTCCGCGACGTAGTTGTTAACGTCTCTGATCCATATTCGGGAATAGCTAGCCTGTTCAAGCTCCAAGAGCGTGTATTGCTCCCATTCTTTCTGGTATTGCTTCGCAAGCCAACCCATAGACCTATGCACGCGGTATGTGATGCCGTCCGTGTTGATCTGTATGATTGTCAGTGTTGGAACAGCCATTAACCATTCCGCGAGCATACAAAGCAGCAATTGCCCGTTAATCGTAATCGACATGGTGAATTGAGGATCATAAAACACACTATATTCGTTATTACTGTCACCATAAACACCATTCAACGCAAGTTTGAGCGCCGTGTTTTCGGGTGTGCCTTTCTTATGCTTGAAGCGTTCTTTTTTGAGTGTTGTGTATTCAGTAATAAACCGTTCGCCAAGATGCGCGGGCGCGAGACGGTTGACGATAGCGATTGATGGATAGAGTGAGGCAACGTCAATATCTTCGATTGTCCATTCATCATCAGCAATCAACCGCGTTCGTTCAAGTGAACCGTGAATTCCGCCTGTTCCGAAATGAAACGTAAACCCGCGAATGGTCGCGGCTAGATCGCCCAAAGACGATTTTGTATCTGTTATTGTTGTTCGCGCAAAATAGGAATGCACGCGCCGAAACTCGGGTTCGGAAAACCGGATATACGGAAAGAGTATGTCGCTAACTCTAACGAATTGGCGTGGTGTTTGTCTGCGCTCACGCCGTCCGGTCGCTGAATACGTGTAACAAACATCGGACAAACGCTGTTCAAGTAGCTGTTTACCAATCTTGGTGTCATTGAAATTCAGCACGTCGCCCGCAAGCTGTTTAGCCATATTCAGCCGGAATTCAATCATCGGCATACTAATCAGCGCAAACCGTTTTGTTTCGGTCACGTCATGCCGGTTGTACGGCTTGTTTTCGTGAATTATTTCCTCACGCGTCCATGCTCGATCAAAAGGCAACGTACTTTCCATGACGTTTTCGGAACGCATGTTGACTTGCAAAGCTTTCAAGCTGGTTGACTTTGCTTTGTTGTCAAAATGGTGTATCTTATAAAGATCGATCACTTTCCAATAACGATCTTCAAAACGAACAGTGTTAGCAAATTTTTCAGTGTTTCGAATGATCTGTTGCGATCTGTTGTATAACGTTGCGGCGTTACACCCAACGGGTTCAGTAAAGAAGACATGTAACAACTCGTTATCGTAATTGATATTGTTGAAACCGATCATATACCAATCGTTATCACGCAAATATTTGAGAAATTCGTATAGTGCAACGCCGTCGTATTGGTAATCCGAAATCTCGAAATACCATTCCGCATCGCTGTTAAGATCGATTGCGGTCATAGTGAAAGTGTTAACTACACATTCAAGGTCATAAACGACGGCGTTGATTCGCATCGCTTTCGTCTCCTAAAACGGGATGCAGTCATTAAGCGGTAAATACGGCATGCGGCACGGTTCTTTATCAACCGCGCCGCACTTCGCGCAACGTTTTACCGCTGTTGCATAGGCCCCGGCATTCCCGGCTGCGGCGCGGCCTGACCCATAGCATTCTGGACAAACGAAGGGTCCGGCTGATACTGCGGCTGAGCCTGACCCGGCATCCCAGGCATTCCCGGTTGCGGCTGATACTGCGGCTGAGCCTGACCCGGCATCCCAGGCATTCCCGGTTGCGGCATAGCCATACCGGGCGGGTTGACGTTGCCTTGCGGCTGCATCGTGCCAGGGGCGACAGCGCCAGGGGGAAGCGCGAATTGCTGACCGCCGAACATCGATTGCGCGTCAGGTGCATTGATGATCGCCGGGCCATCACCGATATGCAAAACGCCGTTGGGGTTGGTGTACAATCCGGGTGTGCTGTTGCGTTGGTTTTGCTTTTCGCGGTGAGCTTCCATGTTGACACCAACCGCGATGTAATCGCCGGTTTTCATCATCGTGTCTGTAATCTGATCCCAACTCGCGCCGTTCTGACGATACGCGACGATTGGAAACATGGTTTCGAATTTCATCACGTAATGACCGGGATAGCCTTCGCGTTGGTTGTACGGTTTCCCTTTGCTCTGTCCCGTCGCTGCGTCACCGTCAACGAACTTCCACGCAAAATGACCCGGTGCGCCTTGCGGATAAACCGCCTGTACAGCTTCCATGATCTTTGGGACCATATGCGTCTGGAAGGTCGCTTTATCGAAGGCAACGCCGAATGACGTAACTTTGACCGGCTGGTTGGTTTGCGGGTCAATCACGGGCTTTCCGTCATCACCCAACTTGTTTGTCATCCGTAGCGGATGACCCCAAACAAGCCGCCCGGTTGGTGTAGGAAACTGAACCATGTCAATTGTCTCCTAACATGTTTTCCGCTAGCGCTTGCGCCGCTAGTTGCGCATCAATTCGAGCAAGTGTTACCCCGCCCGGTTTTCGTTCAATCATTCCGTCAAGCATTTTTTCAGGAATGAATTTCATTGCTTGCTTCGGCGTGATCGGTTTGACTTTAGCAACCTGTTTTCCTGGTGCAAGTAATTTCATTACTGCGACAGGATCAAAACCCGGTTTCCAGTCCAACGCGCCGGTTGTCGGTCGCATCGTGTAGTTTCTAACAGCGGTGCCGGTTTGGATGCTATGAACAATCCGTTCTTTGATTGCTGCGGCATAATCATTCAAGCGGTGTTGTCCGACCGTCAAAACGTCGTACATAAACGACATTTCGTCAACCGTCATAGTGTCCGGTATGGCTTGCTCACTCAAATCAAGGAATGTCATTGCGACTTGACGCAACGCGGGACAATTCGAAGCCGCAGGGCAATGTGTGCAAAGGTCGGACGTGACAAGCTCATTAGTTCCGCCAATCAACTGCATAATCAGCTTGTTTCGCAACTCGAAAAGGTGCGAAGCGCTAACAATCCAAACCCTTGAGCGACCCTTCGGATGCCAGGGGCGCGGCTGGTGAATTCGCAGTTCAAATACCGTGTCCGCGTCAACACGTCGTGTTGCAATGTAGGTGATCGCATAACCAATCAACTGCCAATTATCTTCCGGCTCGACAATTCGAAAACCATATTTGAAATCATCGATATAGATGCGTCGGCCATAATCCGCCAAATCATCGGCTATGAAATCCGGTCGCGCATTGATCCGTAAATCAAGGTAGTCGAAACTGAAAGGCGTCTCGACATATTGCCGCTCACGCGGGCGTGACCGCAACTGATCAACATACCATGTCACGCTGTCAACCATGTCGCTACTAACATACACACCGTTTGGAGCTTTGCGGTCAATCCATAAGTTAGCGTCTTCACAATTACCAGTGAGCAATTCCGACGCAAGCCAATGTGCGGCATCGCCTTGCAATTGGTCGTCGGTTGGTGTCATGCCGGGTGTTGTGAAACCCGGCATGAACTTTGACCCGCCGCATACCATTAGGCGCGGCAATGCGGTGGCGTCATAAACTGGCATGTTAGGCAATCCGTCCCGCTGCTTTGATCCAGTTATAGAAATTGAGCGTCTTCACCGGGTCATTCATAAGGTGCCCGATTTCAACAATCTGCCATTGCGCGAGCCAACCGGCAAGTTCTTCGTTCGTGAACTTTCCTTCCTGCATGGCGTTCGAAAGCAGCGGCATGAACTGACCAAACGCCATTCCATCCGGTGCGGCCTGTTGCATGACGGGCGGTGCGGCCTGTTGCATGACGGGCTGTGTCATGACGGGCGGTGCGGCCTGTTGCATGACGGGCGGTGCGGCCTGTTGCATGACGGGCTGTGTCATGACGGGCGGCGCAGTCTGTTGCATGACGGGCGGCGCGGCCTGTTGAACACGGGCGCGAAGTTCAGCCATCACCTGATCATACTTGGCGTCAGGCGTGTTGCGTCGGCGGTTCCACGTTCCATCAGCGCCAAGCTTTTTCGAACTGGAATGAATGCGATCATCCCAAGGAATTCCGGTCTTGTCAACGGCGGGCGCGTTGGTGTCCGGTGCGCCGTCATCGTCGCCGGTCGGCGCAATCGTCGTGGTCGGGCTGTAATTGATGGGCGCGGCGCTTGGCGCATGACCGGACGAAGCGAAGGCGGCGGCGCTTTCGTAAAGTTCGGCCAGGGTCGCGGCTGCGAGAGTGACAGAAAACTTACTCATAAAGAGCATTCCTTGTGTTAGGTTGAAAACGTAAAAATCTGTAAAGTGCTATTGACTTTAATGCAAGCGGAATTTATCAAAAACAATAAAATAAATGAGCGGTGCAACATGTCATTTAAATTTGAGATACCTTCCAAAACATTCGTTCGCATGGCTAAATGCGCGGGTGATCCAAACAGGCCGCATCTGTATTGTGTACGCCTGGAATACCGCAACGGGCGGTTTTTTTGCGTCACGTCAAATTCATGGGTCATGGCGGTTGAATACGTTGCAGATGTTGACGCGCCGAACACGTCAGTCAATGTTTCGATCAGTCCCGAATGGTTGGCATGGTATGCACAACGCGAAAATCTAGTATTTGAATGGTGGCCACTGTTGGCACTCACGATTGACGGTCACAACGTGCCGTTTGTTGGCGATCTGGAACCGAAGTTCGCAAACTGGCCAGCGTTGTTTCCCGACACCTTGCCGAAAGTCGATAAAGGCTTTCTTTATTTTCATGCTGAATATTTCCAGACACTTGCTGACGCGTCACCAACAGGTCATTTGTGTTTTCCCGAAGTGATTGACAACACTAAATCGGTTATATGTCGTGATAGTCATGACCCGAACTGGATTGGCCTTTTTGTCGCCACGGACAAAAGCAAAACAAGCAAACCCGCAACATTGCCGGAGTGGTTGAAATGATCCCCATATACATGAAACACAAACATAACCCGCCGCATAGCTACGGTGATTGCTTGCGGGCTTGCGTTGCCAGCATTCTTGAAGCTGACGACGTGCCACATTTTCACGTTGACGGTGAAGCTGACGACGCCGTGATTAGATCGCGCCTGGATGACTACTTGCGAACGGAACACGCGCTTACGAGTTGGGCAATCGGTTACGGTGAAATCCCGCTTGACGACATGTTGTCCGGCTTGTCCGACGATAACCCCGGAAAGAATTTCATTCTGTTCGGCGCAATCTCGACGGGTGAGCCTCATGCGGTGGTTTGTCGTGACGGTTGCGTAATCCATGATCCGTCATCGTGGCCAACGGGCGGTTTGGTCGGCCCTTATGAAAACGGTTGGGTTGTCCTGTTATTTGTGCCGGAAAGTGTCTGTTATGGTGATTGGTGAGGCGGATTATATTCGTTATTACGGCATGCTATCGGACGCGTTCGTTTGTCCCGGTTTCCAGCCGGTGAAAGACACAACGCCCGTGATTGTCTGGTATAACAACGGCGTTATGTCTCGTTACATTCGACCGGCAAAAGCATGGCGTTTCTGGACAGGTGGCCGCGATTGGTGGCAAAAACCAATCGAGGATGACCGGCTGTATATTGCGCGTTACGCCGTTGCGCCGCTCAACATTACACAGCAAGGCGAAATGATGGTTCAATATCATACATTGTTTAGCGGTATAAAATGATCCAACTTCGGCCTGATCAATCGCAATTACAGTCCGAAGTTTTCGCCGGTTGGTCGAACGGTCAGCGCAATGCAATGGCTGTTCTTCCTACGGGTGGCGGAAAATCTATCATCGTTTCCGACACGGTGCGGATATTCGACAATGACAGGCGACAAGCTCTTGTCATGGCGCATCGGCGTGAGCTTGTCGGGCAAATGAGCTTGCATGTTGCTCGACAGGGTGTCCGACATAAAATCATCGGGCCGAAAGACGTGGTGTCGAGCGTCATGGCTGAACATCGGCGCGAGTTAGGCGGGCAATGCTTCGTTAATCAAACAGCGCAAGCCGCTGTTGGGTCAGTTGACACGATATTGTCACGTCTCGCGCCGTTGCAAGATTGGTTGTCACGGCTTGATTTACTGGTATGCGACGAAGGCCACCACGTCTTGCGGTCAAACAAATGGGGCGCGGTATTTGAGGCGTGTACACGGGCGTTCGGGCTGCTGGTGACGGCTACACCTGCCAGGGCAGACGGAAAAGGCTTAGGTAGTCATGCTGATGGTGTAGCCGATTTTATGGTCATTGGTCCGACAATGCGTCAACTGATCAATATGGGCGCATTGACAGATTACGAGATTGTTTGTCCGCCAACCGATTTCGATTTTTCAAAGCTTAAAGAGGGTAGCGACGGTGATCACACGCAAGCCTCACTTAAAGCCGCGTCCGACAACTCGCCTAAACTGGTTGGCGATATTGTCGAAAACTATTGCCGCTACGCCTGGGGGAAACGTGCTGTATGTTTCGCAACTGATGTCGCCACGTCGGTTAAGATCGCGGAACAGTTCAACGCGTGGGGAATTCCGGCTGCATCAATAAGCGGTGAAACTGATAGTCGAGTACGTGACGACGCTATAAGGCGGTTGCGCGACGGTCGGTTGTGGGTGTTGGTCAATGTCGATTTGCTTGGTGAAGGTTTCGACTTGCCAGCAATTGAATGTGTCATTATGGCGCGTCCGACTGCATCACTTGCGGTTTATTTGCAGCAATTTGGGCGAGCGCTTAGAACGCTTGCTGGGAAATCGTTCGGACTGGTGATTGATCACGTGTCGAATATTAAGCGACACGGCTTTCCAGACAAACCGCGTGCCTGGACACTCGACAGACGAACGAAGCGGGCTAAAAAGCTACCTGACCCGGAAGAACTTGACATTCGAGTTTGCACCGGCTGCGGCAAACCCTATGAAGACGCGTTGCACGATGCTTGTCCGTATTGCGGTCATGTCGAGTTGCCATTAGACGGGTCGGGCGGTGGTCGCGGCGCAATCCGGTTAGTCAAGGGTGATCTAACACGCCTTGATGCCGCAACACTCGAAATGATGCGTCGTGCACTCGAATTACCTGACCCGGAAAAAATTTACGATAACATGCTGCGAGGAACCGGAAACGGCGGCGCAGCCGCAGGACAACGAAACATTGCATATGCCAGGATAGAGGCGCAACGTGAGTTGACCAACGCGCTAGACCATTGGGCCGGTTATCAACGCTCACTAGGTCGCAACCATAGTGAAATTCACAGACGGTTTTATAGCGCAACAGGATCAGACATAATATCCGTTTTGAACGGAAAAGCGTCGGAAATGTCAACACTAAAGGAAACGGTGCTATCATGGATAAAATAGACAACGTGCCGCTTGTCGCAAACGGTCATTGGGACGCTATACGAGACGCCGAAATATTCGGCACAACAGACGAACTGAAACTGTTGCTACAAGTCGAAAGGCTGGAAAATCTCGCGCTCACGATGGAAAATGAAAAGCTTTCCGATAGTCGTTTTTCGGGGGTGGTTTGGGCTTTCGTGGTGGGTGTTGCGGTCGGTGAGGCTTTCATGATGGTGTTGCGATAATGTCGAGCGAATTGGTAGTGCAACAACAAATTCGTCTTGCAGCGGCAAAAGCCGGTATCAACATGTTTCGAAACAATGTTGGCGCGTGCCAGGATCAAGACGGACGTGTAATCCGTTATGGGTTGATGAATGACAGCGCCGCCTTGAACAAACAATACAAGTCGAGCGACCTGATAGCCATTCGTCCGGTGTTGATCACGCCTGACATGGTGGGTCAGGTGTTGGGTGTGTTTACCGCTATTGAAGTCAAGTCGGACAATTGGGTTATCCGTATCAATGACGAACACACGCAAGCGCAGCGACGGTTTCACGACATGGTCACGGGTTCGGGCGGTTATGCGGGGTTTGCACAGTCAACGCATGACGCCATGCGAATTTTAAGGCTGGTGTGAAATGCCGCGAGTTGGTCGGCGTCAAGTCTATATAGAGGCGGGTTTGGTGGTCGCTGAATATGGCCTGGAATATCTGAACTTTGTCAATGTCGGCGCACAAGCTAATGTGACGGGCGCGGCGGTGGCTTATCACTTCAAGTCACGAAACGAACTTCGCGCCGCTGTCATTGATCTGGCCAGACAGCGGCGCAATCCGTTCGTGCTAGGGCAGTTAAAGGCTATGCGCGTTTTGTCCGATCAACCCGGTTGCGGTAATCTGTCAAGCGGTTGGCCAATTCAACCGCATCGCTAACAACGTGGTCGATTGGCGCTATTCCGAATTCAGGATGGTTCAGCGTGGCGTGAATGAGCGCGTGATCCCAAAAGGTCACGTCGTCATTCGGCGGCATGCGTGTCAGTTCGGTGATGTTGTGACGTTCTCGCGCAAGTGCCGCGACCGCTCTTTCTATATCATCCAAGCGTTTGCCGGTGGTGTCCGGCTGCGGTGCCAGGACATAGACCGCTCGACCGTTTTTCCCGGCGCTGTTTTTGTCTGGAAAGATTGGTCCGGCTTTGTTAGTTCCGTCAAGCGGCAAAATCCATCCGGCAGGATTATATCGTTCGCCGTCAACGCGTTCGTTGTCTTCGTCCGCAAGAAAGAGTGTCTTGCTCGCGTTTGTCATAGTGGTTGACCACATTTTAGGGTTGACCATTTCACCAATGATTTTCATGCTCATTCTCTCCTAATTGAATATCTTCAAAGGCCAAACCAGATTATCCGGTACGGTGTTCCATATCGTTGTGCCGTCGCGCCTGGATACGATCAAACCCGCGCGGCGAAGCGTTGCGATGTGTTGGCTGGTTTGCGATTGAGACAAACCGATTATCCGGCTGATCTGATCAACCGACATAGCACGCGGCTCACTATACAGCATTTCGACAATCCGCAGCCGGTCGGCGTTTGCCAGCGCTTTGAAAATCTTGATCATCGCGCGGTATCCTTCGGAATGACGTGAATGCGATAAAGCACGCGGCTCAAACCAACGAACAGTTTTGCATGGTCGCGGGTGGTGTGCTTGTGTTGTCCGTAAACCCGTTCATGTTGTGCACCGGGCGCGAAGTACACATTAACCCAACATTCGGGTATTTGTGTATCTGTATAACCCAAAACCGTTCCGTTGCGTCGGTTGTTCATGTCACCCTCATTTTGCGTTGTCCGATCACTTCGATTTGTGCAAACCAACTGCGCCTTTCGTTCGTGACCGTCAAGATGAAACCCGGTTCCCTGTCCTGAAAGTCGCGCATATAGACGACGGGTGAACCGCGAACAATCGAAGGATCAAACAAACGGATGTTAACACCGTCTTTCATCTCTTTCTTGAATTGCGCTTTGGTGCGGATGTGACGTGCTGCGATATAAGTTGTCATGGAAACACCTTGCAAATGTCGTTGACCTGGTTTTGAATTTCAAGCGCATAAGCCGCATAACTATTAACCGCAGCACGAGTTGCAACACCAACCGCAGCATAAACAGCATAAGCCGCAGCATAAGCCGCATCACCAATCGCAGCATAAGCCGCGCTTTTCGCAGCATTCAAATCAATTGTGTCGTCACCTGCAAGCCATTTATCTAATGCAATGATACAAGCTGCAACGCGTGCATCATCAGCGTGAACCGATGCACGCTTAACCGACGGAAAAATTGCGCGGATAACATCGCGACGGTCGAAATCATCACAACGAAGACACCAAAGCGCGTCTTGTGAGCCGTTGGAACGCGCAATTTGACCGATGCTAACTGTTGTTGTCATGTCGGACGGGTTGCCAAGTGACCTGAACAACCTTGTCCAACCTTCGCGACATGGGCGATGATTGCGAATTTGTTGTAGTGTGAGTTTCATGCGTTCATTCCTTCCAATAGTATTTGTACAATCAAATCAGCAATTCCGTCAAACGTCTTGCTGCGGTCAGACCAACGGTTTGCACTTGGTGTCAGCGCATTCTGACCGCTGTCTGTCTGGTTTGACCAACGCGGTTTGCCGTTGACCATTCTTGGGTTGACATAACGGGTTGGTTTTATGTCAAGCGGTAATGTGTTCCCGTCCGCGTCAACCAACCATAAGCAAGTGGCCTTGCTCGCATCGTCGCCATGTTCATAAGGTTGGACGATAGCTGACGCCTTACCTAACTTTGTTCGTGTTGATAGTGTGCCTATAGGGTTTTCAATGATCTTCACAAACGGCATAACCCGGATGCGTTCAACATCACTTTCCGCAGCGGCGCGACGGTCAGCGCCTACAAGTGTAAGGGGTTTGACTTTTTGATGATATGGACCGTCACCGAAAGCCCAAGCAGCGCTAACCGTGTGGTATGTGCATTCTGGATGAAAAACAGCGGCATCAGGTGTCCAACCGAAAGCTTGCAATATTTCGAGTGTTTCGAAAACATCACCTTTTATGTGGTTTTTCATGCTGTTGTCATCCGCTGGCAACAGGTCGCACGAAATGACGCTATGACCAAATGCCAAAAACCGACGCCGTAACTGGCCACTGGTTTCCATGCCGATAAATATTTTAGCCATTTGCGGCAACCGCGTGAGCCATTGCCAGCGAAGGGCAAACGTAAGGGTCACGTGTGACGCCGTACACGTAAAATTCACCGTCAACTTCCCAAATTTCAATCGCGCCGTTTTTATAGATGCAACGCATGTTCGTCATTCCTTTTGTTGGTTTTTGTAATGTAGCCTGTTGCATGCGATCGGTCAACAAGTGCTTTACACTTTTTTACAGGTCAGGTATGGATGGTCAATTCCAGGGGTAGCAGAATGACAAAGCGACTTTTGAACTTGACGGACTTAGCCGAATATTGTGGCGTGTCACGTCCGACAGCGTACAAATATGTCAACAGTGTCGGGTTTCCAAAGCCCGTTCCATGCGAGCCAGGTAGCACCGCGCGACGTTGGAACATTGAAGACATTGACGCATGGCGGATGACGAATGACCATGAATGATAATCGCAGTCACACACTCGCATTACTAAGCATGCTTGACGGACAAGACGCGGTTTATGATTTTCGCGCGTTGCATGATCGGGACAAAGGCGCGGAAGGTATCGCATTACGCGGAACGTTCGCGCAATGCGAGGCGCAACTAACCGCCTTGAACGCAAACAGTTACGGCATTCACGTCATGATTAACCGTACGGATGGTGCGGGCCGATTGCGCGACAATATAGCAGCCGTCAGGGCGCAGCTACTAGACCTTGACGGGGTTGACAGCGCACAACAGTTGCAGCGCGTGCTTGGTTGGTCCGTTCCACCGCATGCCGTCGTCAATACCAGTGGCGGAAAATACCAAGTGTGGTGGCGTGTTACCGAACATGTTGACAAGCAACTATATGTTGACAACCAACGCCGATTGATTGGGGAATTCAACGGTGATCCTCAATTTATCGATGTTGCACACACAGCACGTTTGCCAGGGTTTTACCATTGCAAGGGCACGCCGTCACTAGTCACGATTTCCGCAGGTCCGGCTTGGAACGGCGGAAAATACGACGCATGGGCGATCAGTGCACCACTGTTGCACGTTCCATTGATCGGCGCTAACGCATCGGATCGAAAACCACTAGGTCATGCGGCTTGGGCCGCGCCGTCGCTCGAATGGCTGCAATATGCCCTTTGGAAGATCGACCCGAACAGCTTACGACGTTCCGACTGGATTGCGGTAACGGCGGCAACCAAGCAAGCCGGGTGGTCATTCGGTGAGGATGCTGTTCGGTCGCTATGGGAAAAATGGTGTGCTTTCTATGCGGATAATGACCAACGCGAAAATAACAAGCAATGGGGTTCAATCGACGCCACCGGGTCAGGTTGGCAAGCTCTTGTCCAACGTTCGGGTATTGCCGGCGATCTTCTAGCCGCTGGGGTGCCCGCTGCTGCTGGTGCTGCTGTCTCGCCCGCTGCTGCTGGTGCCGCTGGTGACGCGGCGGCGCTCGGGTCATTCCTCACTGCGGGCGAGACTGCGCAGTATATGGCGGGTTGTGTCTGGATCACGTCAGAGGGTCGCATTCTCGGGCCGAACGGTCGCCTTATGGATCAGAACAAGTTCAATGGCCTTTACGGCGGAAAGACATTCATTCTTGACGATGCCGGGTCACTTACGACGCGTTCACCCTGGGACGCTGCGCTTAAAGGTGCGGTTTGGTCCGTCCAAAAAGTTGATCACATGCGGTTTGTGCCACGTCTCGAAACGGGCGCTGTTCTGTATGACGAATTCGGCATGACAGGCGTTAACACCTATCGAAAGCCGGTCACAAAGCCGGTTGCCGGTGATGTTCAACCGTTTCTTGATCACCTGCAAAAGCTTGTCCCGCTGGAACATGATCGTGCCGTCGTTCTGGCCTTTCTCGCGCAATGCGTTCAACGTCCCGGTGTCAAGATCAAATGGGCGCTTGTGCTGCAATCGATGGAAGGCGCGGGCAAAACGATCTTTGAACAGGTCATGCAAGCGGCTTTGGGTATCAGCTATGTTTATTCACCCGCGCCGCGCGAGCTAACCGAAGGCGGCGGCAAGTTCAACGGTTGGATGCGCAACAAATTGATGATCCTGATTAACGAAATCAAGACAGACGAAAAGCGCGAACTAATCGAGGTCATGAAACCTTGGATTACCGAATACCGCATTGAAATGCAGAACAAAGGCGCGGATCAGCAAATGTCGGACAACCCGACTAACTTTCTTATGTTCACCAACTATAAGGACGCTGTGCCGGTCAATGCGTCAAGTCGTCGTTATGCGATTGTGTTTAGTCAAATCCAAAAGATCAGCGACTTGCAGCGCTTGGAAATGACAGGTAACTATTTCTCTAATCTCTATCGTTGGTCAACAGGTGGCGGCGCGAGCGCTGTTGCGGAATGGTTGATGCGGTATCCGGTGCCGCCAGAACTTGACAGCGAGATAAACGCGACAAGAGCGCCAGAGACGAGCGCGACACTTGAAGCAATTGCACTGTCACGCGGTTGGCTGGAACAGGTCATACAGGAAGCCATTGAAGGTAACAGACAGGGTTTCAGAGGTGGGTGGGTGTCAACGGTCGCGGTTGGAAACCTCTTGCGCGAGTACGGTCACAAGATGCCAGGGCCGCGCGTCATACCGAATGCGTTGACTGCTTTGGGGTTTGAGAAGATCGGGCGAGCTTCCAAGGTTTATGCGCAAGAGTTTTCAACGTTCCAGACAACTTTATATAATTTAAGAACAGACGCCAATTTAAGTGAATATGGCATTGCGCAGGGTTACGAGTTTTGAACTTCCTTGAACTTTGTTTAACTATCGGAATTTTCATTGCGCTAAACTATAACGAAACCCTGCAAAATCAATGGTTTGCAGGGTTATTTTTTGGCCTATAGTTTAATGAGCGCAATGTTTCGTACTCCGCTCCTGTGGCCCCCTTTCCGCTCCCCTTCCTTATTTATATAAATTTATATAATTCTCTATAGCTATCAACCTCTCTTTCTTTAACTATTAAACTATTATTCAATAAAATCAATAAGATAATAAATAGTTAAAGAATAGTTTAAAGACTAGAAGTTGTCGAACAATGATAGTTAAATGAAATACAACTGTTGGTGTGTATCATAAAATAAGGAAGCGTTTAGAACGGCTCGCGCTTGTCCCAATCTTGCAGGAAAAGGCCAAGCGACAATGCCGCAACTCAAACGCCGTGGTGGCCTGTTGCATCGTCACCACGGCTTGCGGTCATGTCCGGTTGCCGCTATGCTTCGTGCATGGATAATTTTTCACACCCCGCTCTATATCCTGATGATCGTGACGGTGAGCCGCCCGTGGCCGACAGCTACATGCGGCTTGCGCCGATTGAGAAAGCGTTTGTTGACGCCTACATTGCCAACCTGGGTTCATCGGCGAAAGCCGCAGGAACGGACATTTACACGGCGTTTCGCAAGGGTGTGGTGCCCGCTGGCATCACTGCCAGGGCAAACGCCATGTTGCAGTTACCTCATGTCCAAGCGGCTATAGGCGAGCGTGCCCGCGCGTTGTGCGCTAAATTCGACATAGACAAAGACCGGATTATCCGCGAAGTCGCGCAAATCGCGTTTAGCAACATTGCGCATTATATGCACGTTGATAAAGATACGGGGTTGCCGTATTACGATTTTCGGCATGTCACGCTGGAACAAATGGCGGCTATCCAGTCATTGACAGTCGAGGAAATCGAGCCAAGCAAGGAAGAACAGTTGCTTGCCAGGATGACCGGCAAACCGCCCAAGCCACGCACAAAGGTCAAGTTGACGATGCATCCGAAAAACGATGCGATTGACAAGCTTATGAAGATGCTCGACATGTATGCATCGGAAAAGCACGAAGTTAATATCAATGTACAGTCGCAATCGATCACTGCGGAAATGTCGCCCGAACAGCTTGCGGAAATATGGTCGAACCGTTTGAAGGGTGAAAGATGACAACTATTGCGTATCGTAACGGCGTGCTTGCCGTAGATGGCCAGGCGACCCGAAGCAATATCATTGTCGAGCTTGACGCTAGAAAGTGGCACAAGTGCAAAGACGGAACGATTATTGCGTTTACTGGTGATCTACAAAAGTTCCATCCGTTCATTGATTGGGTTGAAAACGGGCGCGATCACGCAAACAAGCCAAACATGGCGTTTGGTGATGATGAGAGTTGTCAAGGAATAGTCGTGACTGAACACGCTGTTTATGAGTATGACAAGGATGGGTTTAGCATCATTCATGACGAATTTGCGGCATGGGGTAGCGGTGCGCCATTCGCTCTAACCGCAATGGTGTTGGGTTACGGTGCGGTTGACGCGGTCAAGGTTGCAAGTAAGCTCGACATTTACACGGGCGGAACAATCAAAGGGGTATCTTATGGAAATAGTAGTTCCGAAGGATAAGGAAGGCCACGAAATCCTCGTCTATGGCGAGGATCAGGGTTTTTTGGGGTTGCCAGTACGAAGCGGTACGGAACGTTTTGACATTGACAACGGATATTATATCGGCGTGGTCACGGTGACAGCCTGGAAACCATCTGTTGCCGAACTTCAAGCGCTCAATCGTGGTGAGGCAATTTATGTTGAACTGAACACAGCAACAGTTGCGCCGATGCGGTTGACGGTTCAACCGGCTGCGGAGTTTGATGTTCGCAAGATGCTGACCGAACAGAAATGACATTCTGTTTTCATCCATCGATCTATGACGCGCCAACGATTGAGCCGTGGCAACCCCGCGCCTTGTCCAAATCGGAATGGCCACCAGATTACAAAGGTGTCTATGCATGGCGGATTGAAAAGCTCGCAGTGCTGGAAAGCGACCCGATAGCGCTTGCCGCAGCAAAAGCCTATTATGCGCAGCCACAAAACGCATCGGAATTCATAATCCATTGGCTTGATACGTATGACCCGCGACGTGATGACATTAAGTGGCTACCCTTTGTTCCGTTCGAAAAGCAAAAGGATTATCTTGATTTCCTGTTGTCGTGTTACCTGGACGAAGAAAGCGGATTGGTTGAAAAAGCGCGAGATATGGGCGCAACATGGCTTTCGGTCGGGTTTACCATTTGGGCTTGGTTGTTCGTCAAGGATATTGCGATAGGTTGGGGATCACGCAAACAAGAATTAGTTGACCGCATAGGTGATGCAAGCAGTATTTTTGAAAAGCTTCGTCAATTGGTTGACAGATTGCCAAACGTGTTCAAGCCGAAGGGTTTCAACCCGACTAAGCACGCAACATTTATGAAGCTGATCAACCCGGCGAATGGTGCAACGGTTATCGGTGAGGTTGGTGACAACATCGGTCGCGGTGGTCGAACTAAAATGTATTTCAAGGATGAAAGCGCACACTACGAACACCCGGAAGCCATTCAAGCCGCATTAGACGACAATACACGCATACAGATTGACATTTCAAGCGTTGCCGGGTTGGGGAACGTTTTTCATCGCAAACGTGAGGCGGGTATTGACTGGCCAGGAAGGCAACTGGGTTACACGCGTGTCTTTATCTTCGATTGGTCCGATCATCCAGAGAAAACCCAAGCATGGTATAAGCAGCGCCGCGACAAGTCCGAACGCGAAGGAATGTTGCACCTGTTTGCGCAAGAGGTTGAACGGAATTACAGCGCGTCACTTGTCGGAACAATCATTCCGATGGAATGGATTATTGCGGCACGCGATGCACATTTGAAAATAGATGGTATGCGCGGCGGCGCTCGCCACGGTGGGTTTGATGTGGCTGACGAAGGCAATGACCGTAACGCGTTTTGCGAGATTGACGGTGTGGTATTGGATTTTTGCGAAGAATGGGGCGCACGTGACCCTGGTGTTAGTGCGCGCAAGGTGATCGGTCATTTTGCTGGTATGGTGCCGCGTGCGACCGTCTATTATGACAGCATCGGCATGGGCGCGAGTGTCAAAGCGGAATTCAATCGTTTGGCGGATGACAAGGAAATCAACTTGCCTGAATTGATCGGTTGGAATGCGGGCGCAGCGGTGAATAGTCCGTATGCGCGAGTTATTGAGGAAGATATTGAAAGCCCGCTGAATAAGGATTTTTTTGCCAACTTTAAGGCGCAAGCATGGTGGTCACTGCGCACTCGTTTTTTGAAGACGTGGCAACGTGTTGCACAAGGTGTCATGCATCCGCCTGAACAACTGATCAGTGTCAACACTGCGAACCCGTTGTATTTGAAGCTCGAAAAAGAGTTGGCGCAACCGACTATGACGCGAGACAGTAAATTGCGGATGTTGATTGACAAAAAGCCGGATGGGACTATGTCACCAAACCTTGCCGATTGTGCTGTCATGGGTTATTTTCCGCCTGACGCGCTGAACATCGGCGTATTGATCGGGCGATAGGGGAAATTATGGTTGAGACTGATATTGGCAAAAATGCCAAGCGACTTGAAGCCAAGAGCGCCGACTATGCCGCGATGCAAACCTATATGGACGATGTTGCGGACATTCTGGAAGGCGAGGAAGCAATCAAGCAAGCCGGTGAGCGGTACTTGCCTAAATATCCCGACGAACTGCAAGAGGAATATGATTTTCGTTTGAGCGTGGCCATGTTTACAAACATTTGGCGCGACGTTGCCGAAGGGCTTGCAGCGAAACCTTTTGAAATGCCGATCACGTTCGTTGACGCGGACAAGGTAGCGACAGAATACACGGACTTTGCAAAAAACGTTGACGGCTCGGGCCGGTCAATGACGGCTTTCAGCATGGATTTGTTTTTTTATGCAATCACGCAAAGTCTTGATTGGTTGTTTGTTGATTTCAGTGAGGTTGCGCCGTCACCTATTCCGCGAACAAAAGCGCAAGATAAGGCGGAAGGCGTCCGCCCGTTGTGGTCTCGCATTTCGGCACGGAACATGTACGAAGTGCGAAGCGATGTGATCGGTGGTCGCGAAACACTCACTTACGCGAGGTTCTTTGAGCCGTCAAAAGGTGTCAAAGACAAGGGTTTTCGTGAATTCGAAGTTATTGACGGCGTTGCAACCTGGATAATTTGGCGGTGGAATACAAACGCCAAAGACTACGAAGTTGAAAGTTCGGGTGTGTTTCCGATTGGTGAAATTCCGATTATCCCGATGTTTACCGGGCGGCGCAAGGGTATGACGTTTCAATCATACCCGCCATTGAAGGATGCAAAACAGTTGCAGTTGGTGCTTTATCGCGCCGAAAGCAATCTTGAAGTCACCAAAGCGTTTGCGGCATACCCAATGAAAGTTGGCGTCGGCGTGACGCCCGAACGTGACCCATCGGGTAAAATCAAGAAAATCGTCGCCGGTCCTGGTGTGGCACTTTACGCGCCGTTCACTGGTGCGGGTAGTGCGACGGATTGGAAGTATTTGGAACCCGCTGGCACGTCGCTCACGTTTTTAAGAGACGATGTCAAGGAAAAGAAACAAGATATTCGTGAGCTAGGTAAACAGCCGCTCACGGTTTCCAGCGGCAATCTTACGGTCATAACAACGGCTGTTGCCGCTGGAAAATCCAAGAGCGCCGTTAAGGCTTGGGCCGAACTACTCAATAACGTACTTGACAGCGCGTATCGCTTAACCGCAAAATGGCTAAGCGACGAAGTTAACGCGCCCAAGGTCAAGGTGTTTGTTGAATTTGACGAATTCATTGAACCGGGTCAGGATATACAAGCTCTTATCACCATGCAACAAAATGGGCTGTTGTCTGACGAAACCTGTTGGGAAGAAATGCAACGTCGTCGCGTCTTGTCCGCGAACTTTGACCCAAAGAAAGAACGCGAACGTCTATTGGCACAAGTGCCTAACGAAACTGTCTTGAATGACCCTGAAAACCAGCCACCAACTTGATAAGAGGATATGAAACATGCCTTGGAAGAAAGACGGAGATAAACTCGCGATTGGAGCGGACGGAAACCCTGTTTGGGTTACTGGTGACGGTGCGGATGCGAAAGAGGTTTCCGTAAGTGGTGACACTATCCCGAAGTTGCAGCGCGAGGCGCAACAGCATCGCACTGCGAAGGAAGCGGCGGAAGCGAAGCTTGCAGCGTTTGGCGATCTGGAACCCACAAAAGTTCGCGAGGCGCTTGACAAGGTCGCGTTGATCGATGACGCGAAGTTGATCGAAGCCGGAAAGCACCAACAGGTTCTTGACAGTCAGAAACAGCAATTTCAGGCGCAGTTGGCTGCGAAGGATGAGGAAATCAAGCACATTCGCAAGGAAGCTGACACGGACAAGGTGTCCGCTGCATTCGCTTCGTCCAAGTTTGTTCAGGAAAAGCTTGGTTTCGGCGCTGATCTGGCACAGAACATGTTTGGAAACAAGTTTGGTGTGAAGGAAGGAAAGGTAGTCGCGCTTGACGCAAATGGTCAGCCTATGACTTCTAGCAAATCGTTTGGTGAAATCGCGTCGTTTGACGAAGCGATAGAAGCCATTGTTTCCAGTCATCCGAACAAGGATAATCTGTTGCGCGGTGTTGCCGGTGGCGGCACGGGCGGCGGTGGCGGTGGTGGCGGCGATACGCGCAAGCGGGCTGTTACTCGCGCCGAATTCGGAAAGTTCAACCCGGTTGAAAGGCGCGAATTCTTGGAACAGGAAGGAAAGGGCGCTGCGCAATTGGTTGATTGAGCCTAGCTCTCAACCGATCAACCGCCCGCAGTGCTTCGGGGTCACTGCGGGCGGTTTTGTTATCTCAACTCCCAGGCACAAACGTCATCCGACGCCGTGCATTGTTGGCGTGAACCGCCTGTTATGGCGTAACCGATAGCACACCATAACAGCGCACTAACGAGAATTGCAGAAATCCAGTTGTTAAGCATGGGTTGCGTCATCTCGTTTTAACAATGATCAGGTCGGCGTTTTCAAATCCACACCATTCCGCCAACCGTTTTACACATTTGCGAGCGTCGGCGGCTGTCTTGTAAATGTCGGCATAATCTTCGTCAACCAGACGAACGCGACCGTTGCCAGACACAAGAATGAAATTTCCAACTCGTGTTTTGATCTTGAACATTTCCGTTACCTCGTTCTGTTGATTTTTGTAATATATACCATTCACATTAACCGTCAATACCCCTCTTGACGATTTTTCGCGGTCAGGTTACACCATGATTAAGCCTGTTGATTGGATGATCCGGGCGGCTAGGGTTGGATGACCCACAATCCCAAAAGTTTCAAAACGCAAGCAAGGGGTTTTCCATGCGTTCCATTCTCAATTCGCGGCCCAAGCCGCTTCTACTCGCCAAGCGCCGTGCAACCGTGCTTGCTGCGCCCGCAATCGTCCATATGTCGGCCTACGCCAACGGTTTGACGAACTTTGTTCCGACGCTTTACCGCATTATGGACGTTGTTTCGCGCGAGCTTGTCGGTTTCATTCCGTCCGTCACGATCAACGGCGGCGATGAACGTGCGGCGCTTAATCAGCCTATCCAGTGGCACAAGTCCGGCAAGTTCACGACTTCGAATGTTCAGGAACAGATGACGGTTGACACACCCGCCGACCGGACGCCTGGACTTGACACCATGTCGCTTACCAAGTCGAAAAAGGTCGATTTCTACATGACCGGCGAGGATCAGCGGAAGCTGCAAGCACCCGGCATCGGTTATAATGCGCTGTATCAGTCGGATTTCGCACAGGCGCTACGCGTGCTTGTTAACGAAATCGAAAACGACATTGCGACCGAAGTTTATCAGTCCGCAAGCCGTGCGGTTGGTGGGGCGGGAGCAACGCCGTTTTCGTCCGACATCGGCATTACCGCCGACGCTCGCAAGGTGCTTGACGATAACGGTGCACCGCCCGGAATGCGTTCTATGGTGATCAACACGGCCACGGCTGCGGCGGCTCGAAAGCTCGGGCATCTGAACAAGGTCAACGAAGCCGGTTCCGAAATGACGCTGCGCCAGGGTGAACTTGACAACATCCACGGTTTTTCGATCAAGGAAAGCGGTGCGCAGGTTTATCGTGACGGTCACACGAAAGGCACGGCGGCGGGTGCGACCACGAACGCGGCGGGTTATGCGGTTGGTGCAACCGACATCACCTTTGCGGCGGCTGGAACCGGAAATGTCAAGGCTGGTGACGTGATCACCTTCGCCGGTGACAACACTAAATATGTGGTTGCGGTTGGTCTTGCCAATGTCGCGGCGGGTGGTGTGGTCAAGCTGAATGCACCGGGCTTGCTCGCGCCGATTGCTGCGGCGGCAACCAATGTTACGGTTGGAAACAGCTACGCGCCGAACGTCGCTTTCAGCCAGGATGCTGTGCGCCTCTTGATCCGTCCGCCATCCAAGCCGGATGAACAGGACATGCGCATTGATGATCTTGTTTTGGTCGATGATCGCAGCGGGCTTTCCTTCGAAGTGTCCGTCTGGCCTGGTCAGCGCATGGTTGTCTATCAGGTCGCGGCGGCATGGGGTCAGAAAACTGTGAAGGAAGAAAACACGGTTTTGGCGCTCGGCTAACCGCCAAATTGCAAACCAAGGAACAAATGCGAGCCGGTTAGAATTTAATCTAACCGGCTTTTTTCAAAGGTGAGCAATGACCGCGACTAGCGATAATATGGCGGTTGACGTTGCAGTGATCAAAGAACAGTTACGCTCAATCGCGCAAGACATGCAGGAAGCACGGGCGGCACGAAAGGCACAGTACGAACAGAATGAACGTCAAAGCGAAACGCTGTTGAAAATCGAACATCGTTTGCAAACGGTCGAAACGTTCGTCACTGAAAGCCGTCCAACATTGCAGGAATACCGGGACTTGAAAAACAAGGTTGCCGGTGCCGGTTGGATGGGCCGTTGGCTGTACGTGCTTGCGGGCGCGTCAATCGGTTTTGCTGCAAGCGTTTTCGGGTATTGGCGAAACTGGTTTGGGAGTTAGGAAACATGGATGCAATCGAAATCAGTGGGCGCACTCGTGGCACGTTCGCTTTGTCAACATCCGTCGCGAATAGCGGTGTGATCGAAAAGGGTGTTTACGATATTTGGGCGGATGTTGCCGCAAGTATCGCCACGGAACGTCAGACACCAAGTCCCGCGCTCACGCTAGCCAACGGCTACCCGTTGACAGCAAACGTGATGGTGCGGGTGCGGGTTGGCATGTCGCAAGCTATCTATGGCATTGCGGGCGGCGCAGGAAACCTGTATTACATGCGTGTCAGCAATTAACCCTTGGAGTGTGCGAAATGAACGATCTTACTTGTCCGACTGTCACTGTTCGCGGGACGGATGGAAACCCGCTTATCATCAACCAAACCGACTATGACGCCGATACATCGGCCTGGGAGTTGTTCGGCGATGCGGCTACGTCCGGTGCTAACGATCTTGCGGCGCTCACTGACGCCGAAATTGCCCGTGCCGCTGAACTGAAAATCACCATTGGAAGCAACTGGAAACCGGAAACGGTGCGCCGCAAGATCGCGGAAGCCGAAGCCGAAGCCGAAGCCGAAGCCGAAGCCGAAGCCACTACAGTTGATTTCGATGTTGTCGAACGTGGCGGACGGTTTTACGTCGTCAATAAGGCGTCGGGTGTCACCGTGCTTGATCAGGGCGGCTACGAAACCAACGTTGCGGCATGGACAGCAACAACGCAAGCTTGATGGTCAAACCGTCGGTGAGCTTGTCCCGCTGCGGCTAACAACGCAGCGGGATTTTGTTTTTGGAAAGGGTATGGCATGGCGGACTTTTACGGAAACCTAACCGATGCAAATGCGTGGCACACTTCGCACAATAACACGGCGTGGGCTGATGCGGATGACACAACAAAGGAAGCGGCGCTTTTGATTGCGTCCGAATGGATTGACAATCGTTATGGTTTGCAGTTTTCAGGGTATCCGGTCGGGCTCGTCGCACAAACCAGACAGTGGCCACGAAAGAGCGCTGTTGACAAGTACGGATACGCAATTGCGTCCGATGTGATCCCGGCACAAGTCGAGCAAGCAACTTATGAGGTTGCATTGCGGCACATAGTCAAGCCGGGTTCGCTTAATGTTGATTGGACTCCAGGACAGGAAAAGATTTCTGTTGCTGTGTCAGGTGCGGTTTCGGTGACATATGCCGGTGCTTATAGCTACCAAGACGCGCAGGTTCAGATTGGAACGGTCGGCGCTATTCTCGCGCCAATCCTTGCGGACAACGCAACCGGGTCGATGTATTCGGGCCGCGCGAGCCGCGTTTGACAAAGAAAAACCCGGTGCATTATGAGTGCACCGGGTTCGTGACGTGACAGCTTGGGGGATGGTTAAATGTCACGCCAGATGCGGCAATCGGCCTTTTCCGGGTCAGTTTCCGGGTTGCAGTCGAAGGCGAAAAAGTGCTTGATTTTTTCCTGCATGACCGGCTTTCCGTCGTCACCCTTGACCGGCTTGTTATCCGGGCCGATCACGGCTTCCATCACCGGCTTGCCTTTTTCATCCAGCACGAAATTCTTGTTTTCGCGCTTGTTCGCGGTGGTGATCGTGGTAGCAAGCTGACGGGCCTTTCGACCAATGATGACAATCGAGGCATTGACGGCCAGATTGGAAAGGTCATATTGGGTTTTGTTGCCGCCGCGATTGCGCGTCTTTTCGCGATCTTCCTTCGAAGGCATGACGACGGCGGAACTGGTTGAAACAAAAACGGTGGGCGCGGGCTGACGCGGTGCCATGATGAAAAATCCTTTCATTCGGGTTGATGTGGCGGTAACGGTTAAACGACAAGCGAAAGGGAATGTCAATGGGCTTTTACGATGATATGCAGAAAGTCGCTACGGAACTTCTAACGGAATTCAATCAAGGCGAAATCTTTATAACGATTGTCGAGCAAGGCGCGTTCGATGGAAAGCCATGGAAACCTTACGACGCATCAACAAGTTATGTCGAAGTTAAAGGCGTGGTTAAAGGTGTAAGCTCAAAATACATCACACGCGGGCTCGCGATTGAAGGCGATATTGAAGTGACTATAGCTGTCCCGGTCGGCGGTGATTTGCCGAACATGAATTCAAGTGTTTTCACTGACAGCGGTGCTTATAAAATAATCAGTATCGAACCCGTTCCAGCAAACGGCACACCTGTCATTGTGAAGATGATTGCCCGAAAGGCTTGACCAAATGGCCACCATGAAAAGCTTGCTTGATTTGATTGATCGTTTCACGCCTGAACTTAAAAAAGCGTTTATCGCGTCCATACAGGACATTAAAGATAACGCCAGGATAGGTCAGATTGAGGCGGCAATTCGTCAGGGAAACATGCAAGCGGCAATCGATGCTGTAGGCATTGACCGCGCCGCATTTCGTCCATTGTCCGCAGCGATGGAACAGGCGTTCGAAACGGGCGGGGTTTATACCGCTGCACAATTCACTAGGCCAGTGGGTCAAGCAGCGTTTCGTTTTGATGTTCGCAATAGTCGCGCTGAGGCGTGGTTGCGTGACCAGTCAAGCACGCTGGTAACGAGGATCACTGACGAACAGCGCGAGCTTGTCCGGTCGGTGCTTAATCAAGGAATGAACGCGGGTGTCAATCCAAGACAGACTGCGCTCGATTTGATTGGCCATGTCGGGCCGAAGGGTCGCGAAGGTGGAATAATCGGGTTGAACGGGCCGCAGGAACGCTATCTAAGGAATGCACGTGATGAACTTCGCAATGTGCATAACGGTGATGCTGGTAATTATTTTAGCCGTGAGCTACGCGACAAGCGCTTTGATGGTACGGTCAGAAAAGCGCTCGACAGTGGAACGCCACTTACGCAAGAGCAAATTGATAAGTTGTCAACGCGTTACAGTGATAACCTTTTGCAGTGGCGCGGTGAAACTATTGCCCGTGACCAATCCATTACCGCGCTTAACCAATCGCAAAACGAGGCGGCTAAACAGCTTGTGGAAAGCGGCGCGGCTGACCCACAAGATATAACGCGCGAATGGGATAGCGCAGGTGATGCCAGGACACGCGAAACGCATAAGGAAATGGATGGGCAAAAGGTTGGCATGAACCAACCTTTCAAAACCCCGGATGGTTATTCGCTCATGTATCCGGGCGATGTAAGCATGGGTGCACCGGCAAGCGAAACGATCAATTGCCGGTGCATTGTGAAAATGAGGGTCGATTATATCGGGCGAGCGAAGCGGTTGAGCGGCTCTATTAAAGTGGCGTGATTATGCTTGTAAATCGAACAAGTTGGTGCCCGACGCCATAAATCGATATGATTTTGTAACCAATACGGGTGATGCGTCGGTTAACTTGTCGGATGACTTGGTGTAGTGAATTGCGTTCACTTGCAAGCGCAACGTGGTTTCCGTAAAGGTGTACTATCAGTTTTTCGGTGTCAACTATTTTTCCGCTGATCAAAAACTTGACCACTGCAAGCTCATTACCTCTAAGCGGTTGCGCAAAGATTTCAGCCGCTCCAAAAAGCGGCTGGTTACAATGTGTGCAATAGTGCTGCATGTCAGTAACTCACTTCCATCATGCAGGTCAATGCGTCGTCGCCTTCGTCAAGCGATGTAACTTGCGTTGACCAAACCGTTTCGGGGTTGACGCGGTCAAATTGTTCGGCGTGAGCCTTTGCCTTTTTGGCCGCGTCCTGATAGTCAACAGCATTTACGATGTAGTCTTTCGACCACGACGCGCCGACGTGCAAGCGAACAGTGAACTTATGCATTTCCGTAACTCCGTTCTGTTGATATTTGTAATATATGGTGGTTAACCTGGGTCGTCAACAACTCACATTGATTTTTTATACGAATAATGCAATAAACTCGATATGAGCAATGAACGTCTGAAATTTACAGCGCAGGTGCGGGAAAAGATTGTCGAGCCGAACAAAATGAAGCTTGACGCGCTGATCCGTGACAGCATTCAAGACGTCATCGATGAGGCGCAATTGTCCGATGACAAAGGCGGAAAGATGCGTATCGATACAGGGTTTCTTCGTGCATCCGGGCAATTGAGCTATACAGGTATGCCAACAGGGCCGGAGCGCGGAACAAAAGACGGCACATATCAATGGGACGCGGGAAATATAGAGCTTGCACTGTCAACCGCAACAATCGGTGACACAATCTTTTTCGGGTGGTCGGCTGCATACGCTGCGGCGCGAGAATTTCATGACGGGTTTCTGTCAAGTGCTGTTCAACGCTGGCAAATCATTGTTGACAAGAATGTGAGGCGGTTGAATGACTGACATTGAAGACGTTCTATTTGAACAGATTGCAGCGCTTGCGGAATTGGCGAGCGTTCAAGTCAAATGGCCAAATACCAATGGGCCAGAAGGCGTTCCGACATGGATTGACGTTGTGCACATTCCGAACGGGGTTGCGAAATCCGGCTGGAATGATTTGAAAATTAATCAAGGTATCATCAATCTTGGTCTTAATGTCCCGCCGAATAGCGGTTCATACGACGCCGCTGGCATTCTGGATTTTTTCAAACAAGCATTCGCACAAGGAACCGTTTTCATAGTCGAGCCAACACCCGAACTAACGCCGATGCGTGTTGAAATCTATAGCCCACCGACGTTGGGCGCGGTGTTTGAGAATGGACAAAAGGCGGTTTATCCTTTACAAATCCTATATCGTTCTTTCGAAGACAGCTAAAGGGGTATCCAATGGGAAATTCTATGCAGGGCAGCAAGGTTTATATTTCCGCTGCACAAGCCACATTGCCAGCGAACGCGGCGGCTTACGCGGCTTTGTCCTGGACTGAGATCAAGCAGGTCGGAAACATGGGTCAAATCGGTACTTCGGTTAATTCCCTGCAATACCCGACTTGGGGTGATACAGTGGTTCAGAAAGCGAAGGGCCTTGCGGACGGTGGCTCGCCTACTCTCGAAGTCATGCGGGTGCCAGGTGACGCGGGACAGACCGCACTGCGAGCGGCGGCGCTGACAAACCTCACGTATGCTTTCAAGGTCGAACGAAACGACAAGCTCACGGGCGGCGGCACAAACACCATTATCTATAATTGGGGCTTGGTGGCCGGTCCCGCGCGTCCGCAGGGCGGCAACGAAGATTTTGACACTGAGATTTTCACGCTCATGTTTCAGGCGCTCGAAACTGTTGTTGCGCCGACTTGACGCGGCACAAGTTCCAAGCATACTAGGGCGCGGCGCAACCCGCGCCCTTTTCATTTTCCCGAAAGGTTAAGTCTATGGTTTCCATCAACGCAATCGTGTCGCATAACAAGCCGCTATCGCTCATTCATCCGGGTTCGGGTGAGCCAATCGGTTTGACGTTTGAATTGCTCGCGCCTGATAACCCGGCAATCAAGAATAAGCTTCGCAACCTGTTGGACATGCGCCGCCACAAGGCACAGCGTAATCAAATCGCGACAGCCGCCGACGATGAACGCGCGTCAATCGAAGTTTGTAAGGTCGCGGTGGTTGGTTGGGAATGGGAGAAGGATAGTAACGGAAATTATATTGGCGATTGGAACGGTGAACAGCCAGAATTCAGTCAATCCGTCCTGTCCGAAATGCTGGCAATCGATTGGTTACGTGTGCAGGTTGACCGTGAACTAGCCGATGAAAAGGGTTTTTTTTAGGGTTGGCTGATGAATTCGCGGAAGCTATCCGCGTTCATGTTCGGTATGAAATGCGCCGCGAGGATGGAACTACGCGGCGCGAACGTAACGAACAGTTTGGCCAACCCGTTCCGACTGTATACCGTAATCCTGAATTCGAGTATCTTTGGGATTGGTTTTGGGAAATCAACAGCGGTGTGAACCGCGATGGTGATGGTCATTGCCGCAAAATCACCTGGGCCGATTACTCGGGCTGGGAAATTCAGACTGAAACGATTGTTAGACCCGATGAACGTGCTATATTGCGGGCGATGGATGACGCGTTCGTGAAAGAGGCGAACGCCGAAATCAAGGCGCAGTTTGACAAAGCACAACAGGCGGCAAAGGCAAAGTAATGGCGAACATTGCTAAAATCGGTTTTGAAGCTGATACGAAAGACCTTAAAACCGCTGAAAAAGACATAGACGCGCTAGTTCCAGCCGTCAACGAAAGTTGTTGCTGGTGCTAGCTTGGCAAAAACAGCAATCGCCGGGTTTATCGGCGGTTTGCTCGCGGCTTTCAGTTTCGGCGCGATCTTGTCCGGCTTGTCCAACATCGCCAGCAACATTGATGATGTGAGCAAGGCGGCAAGTAAATTGCGTGTCAACATGGGTGACTTGCAGGGGTTAGGATTGGCGGCTGATCTTGCCGGTTTGTCGTTCGATCAGCTTTCGACCGTCGCAAGCAAAATGAACAAGGTCATTGGACAAGCGATTGCGAAAGGTAAAGAAAACGAAGGTGTCTTCAAACTACTTGGTATTTCAGCAAAGGAATTGGCGGCTTTGCCGATTGATGAACGGTTCGGGCGAATTGCTGACCGTATGAATTCAATGAATTTGACCGCTGATCAAACAATGCTGATCTTGACCGCATTAGGCGACAGAGCCGGGTCACTAGCGCCGCTTTTCGAAGGCGGTTCCGACGCCATAAGCCAAGCTAGCGAACAGCTTGACAGGTTCAACGGAAAGCTAACAAACGATCAAGGCAAGGAAGTGGAACGCATGAACGATGCGTTTACCTCACTTGGTTACGCAATCCAGTCAGCAAGCACACAATTTGTTGCGTTCGCTGCGCCTCTGATCGCGCCGATTGTTGAACAAGTTTCGGAATTAGTCGGTTGGTTTAATCGTTCGTCAATTGCGGTTACTGCACTGAAAGTCATATTCAACGGGTTGCTATCAGCTTTCAATCCATTTTATGCCGCAGTGCTAGCAGTCGGAACACTGTTTCAAAAGGTGTTCGGGGTAACAATCGGAACAGCGGCTAAAGCAGGTATCAACTTTGTAATCAATGCAGTTACAGGCATGTATGGTTATGTCAAAACCATTTTGTCAGGTGTTCCGCAAATATTTTCAGCGGCATTTTATGGCGGCGCTATGATGGCGCTAAAGGCAATCAATTCATTTGTGCAAAACGCAATTGCCGCGTTTAATAATCTCGCTGCGGCGGTTGGCGCGGCTTTCGGCGTGGAAATGGGCGCTGCGGTTGACGCCTCTAAATTCGACATGTCCGGCTCAAACATATACAAGGGTATTCAAGCACGCGCCGACGCTGCGGCGGCAAACGCAAAAGGTGTCTTCACCGATGCAAACGCTGCATTTTCGGCACAGATGGGAGTTGATAATTTTGCGATTTCGACCGAACGGACAAAGGATGACGCGATAAGTGCGACAAGCGCTGTAACTGATTTCGGTAACGCGCTTGAAAATACCGGAAGTAAAGCGGGCGGCGCTGCGGAAAAACTCACGGAACTGCAAAAGATCGGAAAAGAACTTGACACACTCGCCGGACCGTTTGATCAAGCCAAGAGCGCGTTTGACAAGCTCACGGAACTGCAAAAGAACGGCATCATAACGGGTGATCAATATACCGCAATGTTGGGTCGTATCCAACAGGCGTTCATTTCGGCTGGTGGAACCGCTGAGCAATGGTCAAAGATCATAACGACGAAAACCAATGATATGACGGCGGCGCTGAAAGATTTCAGCACAAACGCTCTCACGTCCGTTGGTGACACAATCGCGGATTTGGCGGTTGATGGAAAAGCTGATTTCAAAGCACTCGCAGACGGTATCATAAAAGACCTTATCCGCATGATGTGGCAAGCCTTGGTGGTCAAACCGATCATCGGCGGGTTGTTTGGCTTTAGCTCGGGTGGCGTGTTCGGCGGGTCGGCGGGTGCCGGTGGCGTGGCGAAATTTGCCAGCGGTGGCGTATTCACGAACAAGATATATTCAAGCCCGACGCCGTTTCTGTTTTCAGCCGGTGGCGGGTTCGCAAAGGGTGTCATGGGTGAGGCGGGTGCCGAAGCGGTCATGCCACTTAAACGCGGTTCGAATGGTGATCTTGGAATACAAGCGCTTGGTTTCGGTGGCGGTGGTGGTAACAACACTAGTAACGTTGTCCAATTCGGTGACATTAACATCAATGTCGAGCCAACGGGCGATGAAACGTCAGACAGGCGAGCGGCTGAGTTGTATGCCGAAGCTTTTGAAGAACGCGTTTACGTCATTGCAAGCAAGGCTTTCGGTGACAACATGCGTTACGGTGGCGCAGCGAACCCGCGAGGTAGTCGGTAATGGTCGATTTTCCATCTATCAAAATTGACATGAAAAGCGCGTTTGAACGAACCCCGCGCATCATGGAAGCGTCATTCGGTGACGGCTATTCGCAACCGTTGCCAGACGGAATAAACGCATTCGAAGAACGTTGGAACCTATCTTTTTCCAATCGACCGAAAGCAGATATTGACACGCTGCGAACGTTTCTTGACGCTGTTGGAAATCATATCTCTTTCAACTGGACTGCGCCGGATGATGTAAGTGCGAAGAAATGGGTTGTCAAAGGGCCGTATCGTTTGAGTGACAGGGAAGCAAACACCGGCTCGATTAGTTGCACTCTAGTTAGGTGGTTTGGTCCGTGAGCATTCAATCTGACAAACAACAGCTTTCGCCTAGTCCGATTGTGGTCTTGTATCAGCTTGACGCCAGGGCGCAGGGCTTGTCCAACATTCTTTATTTCACGAAAAACGGGCGAGTTGGCACAACGTTGCCGTTTGACGGAAACAATTATACCCCGGTTGATATTGAAGTAACGGGATATAGTACGAATAGTTCCGGCTCATTCGCATCACCAACAATGCGCGTTGCGAACATCGCGGGCTTGCTCACGTCCTACATGCTGACCACGGGCGATTTCGTCGGTGCAAAGCTCACGCGGATAAGAACGCATGAAACATACCTGGACGATGGCGCAACACCTGACCCGCTGCAAACCTATCGCCCGGATGTTTACACGGTCGAGCAACTGACAAATCAGAACAAGATTTTTTGCGAATGGCGGCTGTCATCTGTTGTCGAGGAAGTTGACAGGCTGTTGCCGGGTCGTGTTTGCATGCGTGATTTTTGCTCGTTTGTTTACCGGCAATGGGATACCGTCGCGGGCGCGTTTGTTGATGTAAACACAGCGGGATCGCAAATAACATGCCCGTACACAGGCACGCGGTATTTTGACGAAAACGACAAAGCGACCACTGCGGCAAATGATGTATGCGGAAAGACGTTGAATTCGTGCGCGTTGCGTTTCGGCGTTCGGTCCGAAATCAAGTTCGGGGGATTTCCTGGTGTTGGCAGAGGTCGAGCGGTCTAAGCTCGTTAGCTATTGTAAATCTATGTCACCTTTGGAAGCGGGCGGCTACATCGATAGCAACGGATGCTTTGTCCCATGCCCGAACATGCACCCGAAACCCGACGAAAGCTTTCTGTTTAATAATGTTCCGGCTGATGCTGTGGCTATTGTGCATTCGCATCCTGGTGGTCCGTTTTGCCCGAGTGAAGCTGACCAACTGCAACAGCAAGCTTGGGGTGTTCCGTGGCTGATCGTGGCTTTCGATGATACCAGAACTGAACTTTTCGCGTTTGGTGACGAAGCACCTAAACTGTCACTCTTGAACCGTGGGTTTCGACATTTTGTAAGCGATTGTTATGCGGGCGCACGTGATCTTTATGAATTCGAGTGCGGTTTAGTGTTGCCACAATTCGTCCGTTCATGGGAGTGGTGGAACCGTTCGGATAATCTTTTTGAAAGTGGTTTTGAAAGCGCAGGGTTTGTCCAAACAAGCGGTGAAGAACTGTTGCCGGGTGACGCTTTGCTGATGGCGTTGCCGCGTGGCGAGACAATCAATCACTGTGCTATATGGGTTGGTGATGGATTGATTTATCACCACACGTCAGGTAAAACCGAAAGTGATCCTAACCGGCTCGCTACAGTGGAGCTAGCAGGGCGTTATTTCCGATACACTCGCAAGGTTGTCAGGCATGCGGACTGTAGAATTGCACGGACGTTTGGCGAAAAAATTCGGGCGCAAGTTCGAATTTGAAATTGAGCACGCGGGCGAAGCTTGCGCCGCACTGATCAGCCAATTGCCGGGATTTGAGGAAGAATTACGGAAGGGGTTTTACAAGCTTGTCAGGGTTGGGCCGCAAGGCGAACAGCTAACCGGACAAGACATGATTGCACTTCAATTCGGGCAAGTGCACACACTCCAAATCATTCCGGTTGCCGGTGGTAACAAGAGCGGTATTTTCGGCGTTATCGCGGGTGTCTTTCTTGTCGGCGCAGCATTCCTGTTGACGGGCGGCGCTTTGTCCGCAACAGCACTGACGCTGTTTGGCTCGACAATCACCGGAACACAATTGGCGTTCGTCGGCGGGTTGCTGGCCTTTTCCGGTATAGCCGGGATGTTGTCGCCTGAGATGGAACAGCCAACCGAAGATCAAAACGAAAAGCAATCCGCAATCATTTCAAGCCCGACAAATCGCGGTCAGCAAGGCAACGCAATACCTTGGGCGTTCGGTAAACGATTTTTCATGGGTTCGCTTGTCATATCTGATGCGATTGTTGTTGAGGATTGGGATTAATGGGCGCTAAAGAAACAAAGAACGATCTTCGGTCAAGACAGACAGCGCGTGTTCTCGATTTGCTTGGTGAAGGGCAGATTGAAGTCATCAACGGTGACAAGGGTGTTTATCTGTCCAAAACCGTGCTTGAAGAAAAGAACGGAAAACGCAATTGGGACGGTGTGAGGACAAGCTTTCGAAACGGAACGATGAACCAAAATTATATTCCTGGTTTTCGTGACGTTGAAAATGAAGTCAATATAGGTGTCAAGCTTGAAAAAGCGTCACCTATCATTCGCACAATCACGGATACCGATGCGGATGCGGTCATAGCGAAAATTCGAGTGACAGCGCTTTCCAACACTGACAAGAAATCCGGTGACATTAAAGGCACTAAAGTCACGGTTGGGGTTTACCGTAAGAACAACGGCGGCGCGTTTGTCAAGATCGCAACCGTCAAGATCAGCGGCAAGACAAACAGCGGGTATGACCGGGCGGTTAGAATTCCGTTACCGTCCGGTACTGGACCTTGGGATATTAAATGGGAGCGCGAAACAAACGACAGCACAAGCTCTTATCTCCGCAATGACACGTTTGTTACGGGTTACACCCTGATTTATGATTATAAGCTGACGTATCCTTACAGTGCTCTCGTCGGCCTGGAAATCGATAGTCGGCGGTTCGGGTCAAGCATGCCGGACAGGCGTTATGAATGCCGACGTGCCAATGCGCCATACCCGGCAAACTGGAACCCAAACACTCGCGTTTATTCGGGTGTTTGGAACGGAACATTCCTTTACGGCACGCATGATAACCCCACTTGGTATCTTTGGGAAATCATGACAAGCAACCGTTTCGGGCTTGGTGACATTATTTCCGCGTCCGGCATAAACAAGTGGAACCTGTACACTATCGCGCAATATTGCGACGGGCTTGTGCCGGATGGAAAAGGCGGCACGGAACCGCGTTTCACATTCAACGGGTCAGTGACAGACAGGCGCGAGGCGCTGAAACTGCTTGACGCAATCGCCAGCGTGTTTCGAGGAATGTTGTATTGGTCGGCGGGGTTTATTGACTTTAGCCAGGACAGACCAACAAACCCGACGAAGCTTATAACACCTGCCAACACTATTGACGGCGTGTTTAATCGCGCTGGCACAGCCAGGAAGGCACGGCACACGCATGTTATTGTTGCCTGGAATAACCCTGAGCTTTTGGGCGATGTGGATTATGTGACCGTCTCGCGTGACCGGCTGGTTTCGAAACTCGGTTATCGTCCGAAAGAGGTTGCCGCGTTCGGTTGCACGTCCGAAGGTCAGGCGCGACGGGTCGGCGAATGGATGTTGGATACAGAGGAAGTTCAAGATAAAATGATCACCTGGAAGGCGTCACTTGATCAGATTGACGTTTATCCTGGTGAGCATGCTAGGCTTTATGACCCCGCGTCTATGGGTGCGCGATGGGGCGGGCGTGTTGTCGAGTTGATCGACAACCACGAAGCATCACCGAAAGATTTTACCGCTGCGGTTTGGATCAAGTCAAACGTTACGGTGACTGGTAACGCGGTATCTGATCACGAAGGCAATTTGCTTGCTGACAAGATCGCAGAAACGGCGGTTAATGGGGCACATTACGTTTATCAGTCTCATAGTTATGTGACGCTTGGCCAGCGTGTCAGCCGAATGGTTATCGCTAAAGCCGCCGAACGCTCGCGAATTCGTGTCGAGCTTGCGGACTTTACGTCGCAACAGGTCGGTGCGGTTTTCGATCTGTCAAACGGAACGATTGTTGCAACGTCGGTTGCGAACGCGGGTTTTAGTAACCCGGTTTCGTCAATCGAAGCGTTAGGCAACGGTTATTACGCTTGCAAAATGTCAGCGACAAAGGCGAATAGTGACCCCGATGTGATGAGCACGACGAACATCATTGCGAGCGGCACGACGACAAGTTATCTTGGTGTGTTAGGCTCCGGGTTGTATATCGCTCACGCACAATGGGAATTCGCGGATGAACCACACATTCCGGTTGTCGGAACAGCGGTTCTTATTGACGGGCCGGTTAACCCGACAACGGGTCAAACATACGACATAAATCTAATTATGCAGGATGGAACGATATTCACCGAAGATATTGTCAGTTATGGTGACGATGCTTACAACATCAATTACATTACCGCGCCGTCCGATTTCGCAAATTCGTTTTGGGGAAAAGCACGGTGCAGCGTTACACAAAACGTAATCGGTAAAGCAGATAAGCTGACCCCAACAACGGAAAACAACACTCATTACGTCACCACACCTGTTAGATACATCAACCCATCTGACACAACAACGTTTTCGGGACTGGTGAAAGCGGACGGTTACGGGTATATCCGGTTGAGTGTTTATGACGAAGCGACGACAAGCAATTATAACGCGATATTCAATCTAGCTACTGGAACACTGGTTTCAGCTAAGGGCAATTTAGGGGTAATCATTTCAGCCAAAATCGAGCCGTCACTAACTGACGATGGGTTTTGGCTTGTTTCAGTCACCGGAAAAGCTAACAGTGCGGGCGGAAATAATCACAATACCGCACGTCTTTTGTTGTTGGATAACTTGGGCGCTACAACATACGCGGGCGATGGT